CTAAGGCTCTGTCCCCTTTGTTTGCATCAACTAACTTATACTGTTTACCTACTATAAATTTACTCATAATTGTATACCTTTAAATGTTTGGTTAAGTTGTTGCACTGTCATGTCCTTGGGATCTGCCCCTAGTAAGGGTATGACATGTACGTTATTAAAAGCTAATGACAAGCCACGCTTCAGCTTGATAGCCTTGACCACTGCATCTGCATCAAGCAGAATGATTAGCTCCTCCACTCCTAGTGAAAGCATAGTATTTATATGCCTATCGAATATGTTAGTGCCCCCTAGACAGCAGGTTGGTATCCCCATCTGTGAATTGATACGTAGCATGGACGGATAGTCCTCCACTACACACACACGCTTACTCTCTACCACCTGTGCTAGTACATTCATGTTAGGGAATAGTAATCCCCCATCTCCTTGCATTGTTTGCTTCCAGTACACCTTAGCCCCCTTGGTTGGCTTGTTATTATCCAGTGCAGGATAGTGACGGGCTATGTACCCATGAATGCGACCAAGCACATCATACTGAGGGAAGTATACCCTCCCATCACCTTCACTGTAACGAACGTTAGCTAACCAAGCCCTTCCTATCCTGAAGGTGTAGTAAAGATAATCTCTCTCGTACTTGGTAAGGATGGACAGTGTACCAGTAAACAGCTTAGCCTGTCTAATAACTGGTTGGTCTAAGCCCTTAGCTTCACCCCCCTTGCTAGTTATAACACCCCTACAAGGACAGCTAGCACTGAAGCATATGTACATCACCTCACTAGCAGTGCGAGAGATACTAAATGCTTGTGTACTGCCACACTTAGGACATACACCTCGCATACCACATCCTTCAGGGAGAGACAACACTTGTGTTAGCACTACCTGCTTATAGTTACTCACCTGTTACAGGACGTATAAACTTGCCTGCTATATGAGCAGGACACAATGGCGTTGCTCCACCTATCCTATCCTTTATAATTTCACAGCCTTGCCACTCACGCTCACCCAGTACAGCTTTATCATAAGAGATGTCAAAGGTACATACACTGACCCCTTTAGCTCCCACAAGGGCACCTGCATATTCAAATGAATAACCTACAGCATCCTTCCATACTAAACCTAGTAACTTAACGCCATGTTCAGCAGCAGGGACATACATTTCATAACGTTTGCCTGCTACCATCTGATTGCCATCTGCATCCAGTATGGGTGCAGTTAGGCTTAGCTCGAAGTTGTACTTAAGCAGCCTCCTTGTTGGCAGTACGCTTAGCTTTACGCTTAAGTTTTAAGTCACGCTTAACTAACAACGCTGCATACTGAGGGCTAACATCTTTAGTCACTGCTCCATACAGGTCTTCAAAGATACGCTTACCTTCAGACAGACTGATGGTCTGCTTGTTACGTGGATTGTCACGAGTGGTGTATGTGATAACAGTACCCTCTTTGTTAAGAGATGCAAACTTATCTGTTACACTGTGTAGTTTACGTAACATAACTTCCATAAAGAAATGGGGTGAAGATTTAAACATATTATAACTCCTTCGCTAAGGTTAATACTGTACCACTAAGAACAACTACATCACCTACATCATCAATGAATGCTGTAGCTGCTGCTTCATAAGGCAATCCATCACTACCTGTGGCAGTCACCGTGTATACCTTGCTTGGTGTACAGTCACGCGCGGCTAGCGCTTGTCCTACTTTTAAGCCTACTTGATTCACTGTAATCTTATCACCAATTTTAAATGTATTACTCATAATCTATCCTATCATTATCATATAACATGTAGTTAATATCAGGGGTACTAGTATCACAGTCCACCCTATGCCCATGCTTATGCTTACTATTAAACTTTCAATTGTTACTATCACTGCATGTACTGCTAGTATTACTACTAGTGCTAGACATATAGTGAGGTGTACTAATACGCATATTATATTATCGTTGTGTCACCTCCTGCTAGTAGCAACTTAAAACATTCAGCTTCATGTAAGTGCAAGCCTCTATATTCAGCTATGCATAAGTACGTACCATGAAGGCAATCGCTTACCTCTATAACTGTACCCTTGTCACGCGACACCATACCTGCATTCATGCCACGTATACGTATAACTCTATCACCTCTCTTAAACATATTACCCCCTATTATGTCTAAAGCAAAAGACTTCATCACCATTTGGTAACAGTCCATACACTAAATCAGTAGCCCATCCATTACGATGGCACATAAGCAAGGCTAGTGCATGTGCAGGCTGTTTGGTTGGCAAGTCAAGTGTGTCACGTTGAATGCCTCGCTCCCCTATACTTGATGCTCTCATGACAAGCTTATCACCCTGCTTTACTAGCTTGACTACAATAGCCTTGTTACTACTCATGCTCTTTACCTTTTAAGTACTGCGCTAGCTTGTCTAGTAGCACCTCCACTTCCCACTGGTACATCATACGCTCACTGTTCTGTATGTCCACCACATCAGGGGGATTAGACCACTTAGCTGCTGTTACCTTGGCTGCTGCTATTGCCCTACTTACTTTAGTCATAACCCCTCCTCCACATAGCCCCATCTATCCTTATCAAAGGTAAACCGCGCACCTTTAACATGTGTTGTCAAGTAGTGTTCCATTGTCACCTGTTCAGCCCATACGGGAGTAGGTAAGAACTTATTAAGCCTTGACTTGATGTTCTCATACTCATTAGCAATTACTGATGGTGCTATCAATATTGTTACGTCACTGAATAACATGTTACACCCCTGAACGTATATAAATTAAGTTATTATGTCTTGCCAGTATAAGCTGACAATTACGTGTACTCTTAGGGAATGGTAGCTCATTAGTGAAGATAGTTTCAAAGCCCTTGTCTCGCATCATACGCATGAACTCATCGTTTGCTTGTGTGTTAGTTTGTTTAGTCATTAACCTTGTACTCCTACGGTTACACCCATGTCATTGAGCTGTCGTATGCACTGCGCTGTTAGTGGTTCGCTACTAAGCAGCTGCTTTTTAATACCCTTTAATGTGACAGCTGTAACCTTATAATCTCTACGTGCTACATCAAACAGTGTTGCTAGGCAGTCAGTAGTTTCTAGTGTACCCCAGTCATCATAAATATTGTGCTGTAGTTGCTTAGCCATAGTAGTCCTCGTTGTTAATGAATTCATCAGGTGAGAAGGGCATGCTATATGTCTCTTCAAACCACACACATGTGGCAGTACATGTCTTAACAGTGCGTGTCTCGCCATTAGGCATAGGTGTACCATCACGGTATACTAGCACATCCCCTGCCTTAAACTTACCAAGGCTACACACTGGGGCAGCTGCCTTACGCTCATCATAATCCATGCCATCATCAGCCCCTTCCACAGGGTCATCACTATACTGTCCCTGACATGTAGGATGTATCGCTACTGCCACCTTAGTGGCTGACAGTGCCTTAGTCTTACGTAACTGTTGTGTAGTGGGGGTTACTAGCTTAAATGCATCATCAGAGTGAAGGCCATTAGCGTTACCCTTATAAGCTTTAAACTTAATACCCATTACATCCACTTCAATGACAACAGCAATGTCACCTGCTACCATGCCTTGATACTTACCACTAATACGTTCTACTGTATCACCTACCTTGAATGGGTTCATAATGTACACCCTGCAATAGCCTTAGCAAACTTAGCATCTGTAATGATACGCTCAATAGTCTTAGCCAATACATACTCAGACTTATCACCAATGCTAGTATCAACACGCCCATGACTGTTAAGTTGTAGATTAAGCAGCACTATCAGTGCTGCTCCCGTTGTACTGTTAACATTGCCCTTACTTGAGTCTTTCATCAGTTGTGCCTCTAATCTAGTTAATATCAGTAAGCCCACTTGCACTAGGCTTATAGCTATATACTAATGTTCAGTTACTTCTTCCCATACACCAGTATCTAAGCTACCCTCAACACCTATTACATGGTCGCCCGTAACAGGGTTAGGATAACGGGAGCTAACACCTGTCGTGTGTGTCTCGGCATCACCATCGTGTACTGCATGACATGTCCACACCAGTTCTTTTGGACATACAAGATATCCTTGCTTTAGATAATTATGAGTGGTGGTATGCTTATTGCTATCTAACAACTTATACTGTTTACCAACTTTAAATATATTACTCATGGTATGCCCCTTACTTAGTTAAATTTACGGATGTTGTTACGTTTGGTAGCTGCTCGCTTAAGCTGAGCTGCACCTGATGGCTTATTGCCCTTACCTAATGCTCTGCCATATGCTTGCGTTTCACTGGCTGATATGGACTGCTTAATATGATTAAGCTCTGGCTGTGTGCTTGCTACTGATAGTGCAATGTTTGCTAGTGTACGTGCTATGTTTTTAAACATGTTGTATGCCTCTTTAGTTAAGTGAATGTAGTAACCGTGCCATAGTTACAGCTTGGCTTGCTGTTGTAAATGTTAGTTTAAATCTAGCACCATCAGGACGTACCACCCACCAACTAAGATCATCTATACAACCCGTTGCCATAACACGCCACGGATAATAATCCCCTACGCTATGCCCTCTTAAGCCTGCATTATTTGTTAAGTGTCCTGCTGTTAATGCTTTCATTTTATACCCCTGTCCCATTGTCTCATTGTCCATATGTTAATACGTTGCACCCTTGCGTTGTACTGTGCGTTTGTTATCAGACCGCGCACTAACTTACATGATAAACGTCTTAACACTATGCCCCGTTGCTCGTACGCCTTATTGAATAGTGCTCTGTTTACTGGATGCCTCGTCATTTTATATCCGTCCTATTAGTTCAAATCGTTTGGTACTGAAGTGTCCCTTGACACCCTCTAATACTACAATGTAGTTACCTAACGCATTGCTGACAGTGTACTCTTGATGTGCTGTTATCTTGCTGTTGTAGCAGTCACTAGGCATTACATTGCCAATGGTACACACCACCTTATCCCCCTTCTTATATGGATTAGGCATTACTTACCCCTTACCTGTTGACTGTAAATTTATATGTTACCCAAGTGATAGCTTGGAGTTGGTATGCCTTGATACCTAAGCTAGCTGCTACCATACGGTATGCTTGTCGTGCCGCAAGGTATTGTACCTTAGTTACCTTGTCAATGGCTGCACTTGTATCATCATATGCTACCCTTAAGGCATGCCTATCAATGGTTACTTCAGTGCTGTCAAGGTATGCTATGTTGTCAGCAAAGCTATATGTTTTAAGCCTTGACATAGCTATCATCCACTCACCTGACATAATACGGTGACACTCATCAATGGTACGTGCACTAGCAAAGTAACCAAAGGCAGGAATGATACCATTAAAATGCTCATTGAATAATGCTACTGCCTCGCGCTTGTTCTGTTCCCACTTCTTTTGAGGTGATAACACACTGATTATCTGTGCTGCCTGTAGTACACTGACATGATACTCACTGCTAAGCTGCACTGCTAAGCTATGCGCCTCACTATACCATCCAATACCCTCTATAACTTGTTGTTTAGTGGCAACATGATACCATTTAAGGATACGATTACATTGCTGTCTTACTGTTAACTTATTCATATGTCACTCACATATTAGTTGATACTAGATAGCATGCTTGCACCGTGCTATTAACTATTAACTTATAGACCTTGTGCCCGTTCGATAAAGTTTGTCCATGCTGCCTGCTTATCCATGTCATAGCACCCACTAATGAACTCGACTTTACTGTTGTTATATACAGCACATCGCCATGTGATGTAAGTATCATCACTAGCACGAGCGCATAAGATAACGTTACCTAGTACAGCTTGTACTGTACAGCCTAGTTCACATGCTCGTATTTTAACGAGGTTACAATTTGCTAGTATACTATTAACTTTAATCATTACTTAACACTCCAATAGTCACAGCCATTAAGGATAGTGTAGCTTGTAGCCCCCTTGGGTGCGTTCTGTCTGCACTTAAATCCATGACCTATATGTGTAGTAGTACAGTCACTGTTATGTAGCTGTACATCGTGCTTGCGATTGTTACTAACAAGCACACACTCTTGCTTATACACCTCAAGACCTAGCCGCTTAATATCACCCACTGTATGACTACTGTTAGTGTGGATAACATACGCTTGCTCAGCATCACTATGATATACGCCTATTGCAGGGATAGCATGCACATGATAATGATGCTCTAATCTATCATGCATACGTGCACTGTTGATTAAGTTGGTTAGCTCAGTTGCATTACTAAGGTATGCGCTAAGTATCACCGTGTATTTCTTGTCCGTTACTAAGGTGTTCATGTTAGCTTTCCTAGTAGTATAATCAACTCTATTGATACAGCCACAGCACTAACTCCTAGCACCATTAGTATCACACTTATAATAAACAACTTAGCCGTGTCAAGTAAGAGATTCATATTGCCCACTTAGCTATCTCAATAGCTGTTATTACTACCACTGTTAATAAGAATGTAAGGTACAATGTTTGCACTATGTCCCACACGATATTCAATCCATCCAGTACCTTGTCCATAATCATTCACCTTGTTTGTTGTCATTATGTAGCCCACTTGCACTAGGCTATTAATGATAACTAATTAAGCTTTGCCTTCTTCATAGTGACCAAAACTTTTACCTTTATTCTTGTGCCCGTTAGGTCTTAGGTTGTCATTAAAGCTATGTACTTGAAACGTGTTAATAAATGCTTGGCTTGGTTTACGTGGTAGTAACGATACATATTTACTCATGCTATATACTCTCTTTGTTGAATGTAAGCTAACTATAAACGAGTAGTTTTAAATGTGTTAATTCAATTAATGAATAATGAATATAGATGATATGAATACCCCGAACACTGCACCACAGTGCAAGACTCAAGTCTGATAGTGTACGGATATACAGTGGATTAAGTACAGGCTAATGAATATAGGCATGCCAATGTGCAAAATACTTGCTAAGTGCTTGATTAAATACCATGCCAATGTGTCAAAGCAGGGCAGTAGTACCATTGCATCAGTTTAGGATAGGACAGCTTAGAATGGCTTACAGAGCGCCTAACGCGATACACCAATATACAGGATAATAGAGATATAAATAAATATATGATTGAATAATATTGTGGTAGTACCATGGATTAGCAACACCAACGCGATAGGGTAGCGTTTAAAATAAGTTAACGTACTGAATGATATAAGTATGCTAGCTATTCCAATGGTGGGGGGATAGGTTGATATGCAATGTGACTGATTGACATATTATGTCCGACAGGATTATTATTGATGTCCGGTCTTCATATATGTTGCACTGCACTGCATTTCTTCAGGGGGTACAAGGGGGGATACATGTGCGCCAGACACAGAGCATTCGGCAACACTAATTTCTACATATATTATTATCTAGGAGGGGGCAGGATGGCATACTAAATTTTATAAAAAAAAAAGCACCAACATGGTAAGTGCTGATGCAAAGGAGAGAGCTAAGGCAGCTCTTTAATAAGGTAAGTGCCTACTGATGCTTAACAGTAGGTCTTGTACTGATGGTAGACATTAAGTCCAACATGTGAGAGATTCATGATAAGTAAAGCAAGGTTGTCCATCTGTATCAAAGTATGGGTGTACCCACACCACATATCTTACTTTCATCTAGTATCCTTACGCTTCTTAAGGAAGCTTAGTATCTACAGTCTGCAAACAGTATATATGAAACAGAAGGAGAAAATTTCATAAAAGAAATTAAAGAGGAAGAATATCCATCATATAACTATACCCATTCCGTGTCAACCCTTGTCAATACTGTTCCTTTATACAGTAGTCGCGTAACTCATTGGAATGGTTAGACTCCTTCCGTAATATATTTTCATAGCTGTATACTTGTACAGTAGTGTATATAACAACAGTATATATTTCAGTGTCTACTTATACTATAATGTAATAACCAAATTGAATAAGGAAGCGTACATGGAAATGAAACGAGTAGGCAGTTTTAATATAACTGACGCTGTCGTCTTTGGTGACGAGGTTACAATGAAAGCTGTACAGAAGTTGTTAGGTGATGTGTTCATATGCTCTGCCATACATAACTTTGGTTATGGTAGGTTTGAGTACATAGGCTTTAGCAAGCACTTCCAAGAAGTGGAAGAAGGTGAAATGGCTCCTGCATACATGATAGTATGTCAGAACAATTCTGAAGAAGAAGAAGCAACAGCTCACTTCGATAAGTTATAAGGAGAGTGCATGACTACGATAGTATGGGATGGTAAAACCCTAGCAGCAGATGGTAGAATGACATCACACAATAGAGTGTTACAGGATAACCGATTAAAGATATTCGTAACAGAAGGGCTAGACATTCGAGGAGATGAGGTTATATGTTATGCTCATACAGGTGATGCTGATATGACATATAGAATACTTACATGGATGGCAGAAGGATGTCAGCATACGATAGAAGGTCGCCCTGTTGACTGGGGTGATGCAGACTTTGGCGTAGTTATAATCACCCGGAGCCATGCTTATGTTTATGCAAGTGAGAGTAATGACCTACTAGAACTTGAGACTAGTGAAGCTATGGGTAGTGGTAGAGACTTTGCTGAAGTAGCATTACACTTAGGTAAAGACGCTAAGGCATCCGTGAAGCTAGCAGCTGAGATGGATATCTTCTCTGGTGGTACTGGCACATACATTAACTGCCGGGTTAAACACCCTAAGCTTAAGGAGTTCCAATGTTAGACATGAAGTTCTTAGTGTACTTCCTGCTACCTATTATAATCTCATGTACCCTGCTAACCGACTTAGCAATGAATGCTGTAGGAGGTGGAAGTAAAGGTGGTATCAACACAGAGCTTGTAGTTGGAGATAAGGAGCAAGTGGTGGGCACTAACTTAGAAGTTAAAGCTAAGGTGGTAGGCAAGGTTACAGCAGGTAATGACAATACTGTGGTTGCCTCTAATGCAAAAGAAGTGACAGTAACAAACAATTCATTTCCTGTATGGGCAATATTATTTATTGGTGCACTGACAACCTTAATTGGTTATCTTGCTCCCCGTCCTAAAGCATGGAAACAACTAATACAAAGGAAACAAGATGAGCAATAAACAATATTTAGAGTATGACCCTACAGTAGGAACTATAGTAGACTCTACAGGAACTTTAGTGTATACAATGCCGGGATTCTCTGCAATACAATTAGAGGACAATAGTACTATAGATGATGTTATCAAGCTAAAGAATGCAGGCTTTACTGCAGAAGAGATTATAGCGATGAAGAAGGCAGGAGTATAACGTGAGCATTCTTAGTCAAGAAGTAACGCAGACTGGTGTAGGTAACTCTACAGCCATAGACATATTCGAGACAGTGGATATAAGAATCTCGTACGCTTTAGGCGTAACGGGAACAGTTAACTATACAGTTCAACATTCACTAGACGGGGTAAGGTTCTTTGACAATTCAGATAATGCAGCACAAACTACTGACCAAGATGGTAACTATGTTATGCCTATACGAGCTGTACGGGTTAAAGTTAATTCAGGCTCTGGCTCCGTACAGTTGTATGTAAGGCAGTTAATAGTATGAGTAAGCTTGGTGGTAAAGTAATGTCAGAGAACACTGACTCAGAAGAGATTGCTGCAGGCACAGTTACATCTGTTAATGCAGGTACTAACGTTACAGTAACAGGTACAGCAAGTGACCCTATAATCAATGCTGATACACAGAACAATGCTAAGGTTACAACCAAAGGTGACATCGAAGGTTTCAGTACAGTAGCAGCTCGTATCCCTGTGGGAACGAATGATGATGTGTTAACAGCTGATAGCACTGCAGCATTAGGAGTATCATGGAAGACTCCTGCGGCAGGTGGTGGAGGTGTTGTAGGTGGTAGAGCGTTACGTACGACTAGTGCTAGTAGTGGAGGCACCAACTATACATTAGTTTATCAGACAGAAGATTATGATGATTCTACATTCATCGACTTAGGTACGGATAACGACAGATTTACTGTACCTACAGGTGTGACTAGGATTAACTTGCAGTGCTACCTAGACATGAGCAATATAACAGTAGGAGCAGGTGTAAGTGTTGCCTTTGCATTATATAACAGCAGTGATGTATTCCAAAGAAACTTATCAATGTCACGCGCACACAACACAACTGCCTTTATGGATGTGACCATATCAGCTTTAGGTATCACTGTTACACCCGGAGAGTATATTGAAGTACAGCTATTTTCAAGTGATTCGTCCTATACTATAAATGCTGCCTCGGCTACCATACAGGATGTATCACCATAATGGCTGACTTTAAAATTAACTACAAAGGTACAGACTGTCGTGGTACTTTGTTTCTTTACAGATGTCCTAGCTGTGAATGTGAGAAAGAAGTAACACACCCTGCCTCAGAAGAACATCATGAGATGTGCCTTTGCAATAGGGCAGAACTTATTAAAAAACCTACAGTCACGGCACTGGATGCAGACTATCATGATGGGTGTAAATCTCATAACATAGGATGGGAATCATAATGGGTAGACGAAGTAAGAAGGATGCGGAAGAAGCTCTGCAGGAAGCACTCAACGAACATCTAAAAGAAGATGAACCAAAGGAGGTGGAACTATCTGAAGAGGTAGAGGAAGCCTTAGAAGAAGTAACCAAGCAAGCTTTACGACCTAAGGTAGGTAATGAATTGCCTATACCTAAAAGGTTTGTTGGTTGTACCAAAGCACTGTTTGTAGAGCATAGACATAACACAACAGTTAAAGAGAAATCTCCCTACTGCCTAAAGGCAAATGACCACACCTATAAGGGTGAGGTATATCGTTCCATGTATTTAATTTACATGTCATGTGATAGTGAGTATGAAGCAGCAATCAAATTACTAGGTAACTACCAACACTGGACTAAACTTAAAAGATGTAACTGGTTCTTACCCTATGTAGAAGAGTGGAATGCTGAACTAGTACTACGTGAATCTGCATTAGCCAAAGCTAAGCTAGTTGCATTGACTGAAGCAGGTAATGTTACAGCAGCTCGTACACTACTTAACACTAAGAAGATTGCAGGTGTTGGCAAACCTAAACGCCCCGGAAAGCGTACCAGTGATATCATCCCCGGTGACTTAGAGGAGATGTTAGAGAGAACGGACTTCAAGGATAGTAAACCAAGTTAGGAATCTTAATGGAATTAATTTTATATACAGTTGTAGGTCAACTGACATTCGTAGGAATATTGTTTAGGTGGCTACAGGTACAGAATAGAGACATCAGATTAAAGGTAGATTCTATGTACAGTAAACAAGAAACCACTGACATGATAGACTTAAAGCAGAAACCAATTGAGGTAGGCATTGAACACGTACAGAAAGAACTAGCAGAAGTTAAACATATGATAGGTAGATTACTAGATGAGAAGAACAAAGGTTAAATCAAAAACTCCACATGTATCCTTAGCAGAGACTAAGCTGATGCAGCTGCGAGAGCGCTGTACCAACTCCCTGTTTAAGTTTGCATGTGCTGTGGAACCTCATCGTGAATACGGAGATTGCCACAGAGACTTATATGACTTCTGGCAACAGTCAGAAATAAACGATATAGATAACACGTTGGCATTACTGCCTCGTGACCATCAGAAGTCTCACATGTTAGCTGTAAGGTGTGCATGGGAAATCTACCGTTACCCGGCTATCACTATTATATATGTGTCTGCTACATCAGGATTAGCAGAACGTCAGTTGGTTGACATACAACAGATACTAGAGTCACGTTACTTCAGGCAGTTAAGTCCTGATATGATACATAAGGACAAAGGTAAACGTGCCATGTGGAATACCACAGGCATATCAGTTGACCATCCTGATAGAGAGAAGGAAGGTGTACGTGACCCTACAGTAGCAACTGCAGGACTTACCACCAACACTACTGGTTGGCATTGTATCTTCCTAGCAAAGGATGATGTAGTAATACCAGAGAATGCTTACACCATTGAGTCCCGTAAAAAGGTAGAGGCTAACTGTTCACAGCTTGCTTCAGTGCTTACAACTGGTGGTACGGAATGTGCAGTAGGTACAAGGTATCATCCACGCGACCATTACGCTACACTCAAAAGTATGGTAGAATCTGTACATGATGAAGAGACTGGTGAGGTTGTTGATGAGCGAGCAGTGTATGCAGTACATGAACGTCAGGTAGAAACTAACGGAGTGTTCCTTTGGCCTCGTAAAGCGCGGCCTAGTGATGGTCATATGTATGGCTTTGATTGGGCACAGTTGTCTCGTAAGAAAGCCAAATATAAAGACAGGCTTCAGTACTTCGCACAGTACTATAACAATCCTAATGACTTAGAAAATCGTAGCGTAGAACGTGAGCAGTTCACATACTATAAGCGTGAACATATTTATATGTACCAAGGCAATTGGTACTATGGCAAACATGGCAAAGGTTATGATGGTCATGATGGACGGAGGTTGAATGTCTATGCTGCAATGGATTTTGCATTCAGCAAAAGCAAGAAAGCCGATTACACTTGTATAGTGGTATTCGGAGTAGACTATGAGTTCAGAGTGTACGTACTTGACATCGTTAGGTTCAAGACCAACAAGACATCAGTTTACTTTAGCAACTTTAAAGACATGCTAATCAAGTGGGAGTTCACTAAGTTAAGAGCTGAAGTGACAGCGGCACAGGAAGTTATCGTACAGTCCCTGAAGGACAGTGTGTCCACTGAAGGGATGCATTGTAAGATATATCCACACCGTCCTAACAGGTATGATGGTGCCAAGGAAGAACGTATGGAAGCAGCACTGCTGCCTAAGTACGAGGATGGTAGTATACTCCACTTCCAAGGAGGACTGTGTACTTACCTTGAAGAAGAAATACTATTAGATAATCCAGAGCATGATGACATAAAGAACACACTGGCTGATGGCCTGAGTTCTGAGTATATCAAGAAGCCTCGTAGACCTTCAAGAGCGGAAGAAGTTTCTCGTGAAAGGTTCGGACAGAAAGAACAATACCACGCCCGATTTGGAGGCATGAAGTAATGACAACCAATGTACATGCAATGATAGCAGAACTGACACCTGATAAGATGGCTACAGAGATTGACTTAATATGGCATAACTATAAGTCAGCTCGTTACTCTTGGGAACAGGAGATGCTTGAGATAAGAGAATATAAGTATGCCACATCCACCAACACTACAGGTGTTAGGGATGCAGGGTTTGCTAACTCTACCACTATACCAAAGCTGTCACAGATAGCCATGAACCTGCAGGCTAACTACTCAGCTCACTTGTTTAGCAATCCTAAGTGGGCACAGTTTGAAGCCTTTGATGACAATGCTGCAGCCATTGAGTCAAGGAAACTAGTGGAGGCTTATGTTAGAACTAAGCTTAACCGTAAAGATTATGAAGCTGTATTCAACAAGTTATTAATCGATTGGATTGATTCAGGTGTATGCTTCGCACAACAACGATATATAACTGAAACTTATGAGGACATCAATGGTCATTCCAAAATGTTATATCAAGGATGTGTACTTGAGCGCATATCCCCGGAAGATATTGTATTTGATGTTACTGCCACTTCCTTTGCCAAGGCTACTAAGGTCATTCGCAAAGCATATTCTTTGGGAGATATACGAGCAGAGATTGATGAGAATCCTGAATCACCGTTCACCCATGAACTGCTTGAAGAGATGCGAGTTACCAGACAGAATGTTAGGAGTGCAGGAAATCTAGGCAGTACTCGTGGCATAAAGTGGAAAGACCAAGCTCTTAGCAGAGCAGGGTTAGGGTCACTAATGAATTACATGAATGGTGACATAGTAGAAGTACTTGAGTTCTATGGTGACTTCTATTCAGTTGAGACTGGTGAGTTCCTTAAGAACCACAAGATTATTATAGCTGATAGACGTAAGGTTATATTCTCTGAGCCTATCCGTACACGTAATGGTAGCCAACGAATTTACTACTCAGGTTGGGAAGATAGACCTGACAACTTAATGGGCATGTCACCACTAGCACGGCTAGTAGGTATGCAGTATAAACTGGACAAGTTGGAGAACCAACGTGCTGACGCATTCGATAGAATCATACATCCAACAATGCTAGAGAGAGGAGATGTAGAGTTCTTTGGTACTCGTGGTGAACCGGGTGGTAGGTATGTGACAGATGAAGAAGGTAGTGTAACAGAGATGCGTCCTGACACCACTGTGCTTAACGCAGACTTCCAAATGCAGAACAGTATGGCTATAATGGAAGAGATGGCAGGTAGCCCTCGTAACAATTCAGGCTTCCGTACTCCGGGAGAGAAGACAGCACTTGAGGTGCAGTTCCTTGAGCAAGGCAGTAATAGAATCTTCAGAAACAAGACCAACAAATTTGAAAAGGAAATGATTGAGCATGTCCTTGAGGATATGGTTGAGATGGGTATGGACAACATGGGTGAAACAGATTTAGTATCCACTGAAGGTACTGAGTTTAAGACTCAGGAGTTCCTATCAATCAGTAAAGAAGATTTGAATATTAGTGGTAAGCTACGTGCCCGTGGTAGTAGATTATTTGCAGAGAAAGCAAATGCATTACAGAACTTGATAGGTGTGTTCAACACTCCTGCATTCCAGTTACTAAATCCGCACATCTCTCGTGAGAAATTAGCTGATGCAGTAGAGTACTTAGCAGACTTAGAATCATTAGACATATTCACACCGAACATTGGTGTACAAGAAGATGCTAAGACACGACAGCTTGTTAATCAGACAACACAATCTACTGGTGAGATAGATGCAGTGAATGCAGATGAACCAATTGAAGATGATAGTGAAGAGATTGAATAGTGGAAACTTTAAAGATAATTAATAACCTAGAAAGAATACAGAACTTAACCCCTGAACAAAAGCGTAGCACAGCTGCTGCGTTTAATGCTGCTGCCGGAGTGACTGGCTGCATAACAGACTACTTAGAACATGAGCTGCATCAGTTAGATAAAGCTCTGTCAAACCCTATAAAGCTTTACAAAGAAAGCAACTCAGATACCTATGTAGCGTTCAAATTAGCAGAACGTGCAACTATAAATAAGCTTCTAGTTTTGTTAACCGACAAGACCAAAGTCGCAAACGTAGATTAAAATATAATTGACACGACCAGTGTTGGAGAGTAAAATGAGTACAACAAATAGTTTATTTAGTAATAACGAAGTTGATTCTAATAACCAAACGGAATTAAGCGGTGAAGATGCATTGAAGCTTTTAGTTGGAGATGGTGCAAAGTATAAAACCATTGAAGACTTAGCCAAAGGAATGGTTCACGGACAAGCACATATTACTAAACTCGAAACCGAGGCGACCACCTTGAACGAGAATGCACAGAAGCAGACAAGTATTGATGAGATATTAGCTGCCATAAATGCAGACAAAGGTCAACAACAACATACAGAGCAGCAAGAACAGACCGACCAGTCTACTCAGCAGCCTGACACTGTTGATATTGCCACACAGATAAAAAATGCTTTAGCAGAACAAGCACAGACTACCAATGCACAGGACAATATAAAGAAGGTCACTGACAGCTTGGGCAAGTCATTAGGTGTAAGAGCTGATGAAGTATATAGCCGAGTAGGTAAAGACTTAGGTGTAAACTTAGATGAGTTATCTAAGACTGCTCCTGATGCTGTAATCAGACTATGTACTGGACAACAGTCAGCAGTCCAACAGCAAGGTGACCTTACTCAATCACAGCATAGCGCTGCGCTGACTCAGCAAACGCTTATGAGCGAACTGACACAGACAGGTATACAAGAGTTGTATGCCAAGGGTGGTATGACCCGTGAACAGAAATTTACATTGGAGATGAATAACGCTGTGTCATTAGGCGACAAGTTCTTCGATAAAAAATAGGATTAGATTATGTCTGGTAATAATACACAGAACACACTAGCGTTAATTCGTGGTGAAGTGTGGCAAGCTCAGTTAGAAGAAATTCTACATGAGAACTTAATGGGTGTACCCTTTGTACGCCAAGTAGACTTTCCTGATGGGGATAAATTTACAATGCCTTCTATTGGTACACCTTTAGTGCGTGACCTTCCTGAAGGAACAGAGCTTACGTTTGACGCGCTTGATACAGGTGAAGTGTCTATCACTATGAATGCACCAGTAGTAGCAGCTAATAGCTTAAGTCAGATTTTATTGGAAGATGCTTTATGGGCTTCAGAGCTTATCTCAGCAGTGCCAGTAGAACAAGCACAAGCAATCATGGAACGTTTTGAAACGGATACCCTCGCATTATGTATGAATCAATCAGGTGGGCTTAGCAACGCTAACAACATCAATGGTGTGGCTCATCGTAAGATTGGTACTGGTACTAATGAAACCATGGCAGTGAAAGACTTTGCATTTGCAGGCTTTAGCCTACAGAAAGCTAAGGTGCCACGTACTAACTTGGTAGCTATTGTTGACCCTTCAGTGGGCTTTGCATTAGAGACTGCTACGCAGTTAACTAACTTAAGTAACAACCCTCATTGGGAAGGTATCATCGAAACTGGTATCACTGACAACTTCCGTTTTGTACGTAACGTATTTGGCTTTGATGTATTCGAAAGCAACATGTTACCTACCATGAATGAAACCATTGGTGGCTTAACTACTACAGCAGGTAAAGCTAATATCTTTACTTCACTAGCTCGTCCCGGTATTGCACCGTTCGTACTAGCTTGGCGTAGACAGCCTATCTTGGTTGCTGAGTGGAACAACAAGAAGAAGCAAACTGAAATTGATACTACCGCACGTTGGGGTTCAGGTTTAGTTCGTGAAGAAAATATCGTAGTTATCGGTACTGATACCGACCAAGTAGTATAGGAGATACTTATGACTAGAATTAAATTAGCCACAGGAGCTTCTGGTGGTAATGGTGCACATGCTGCAACACACTATGGTGCCCGTGAAATTGAAGATGTACTTGGTAGCAAGTATGCAGGTAGTAATGGTGTTAACATTATGAACTGGGTATTTAGTTTTGATGACTTACCAGTGGCAACACTGGATGAAGCTCAACAAGTTATTCCGGGAAACTCGTTTATCGAGAGTGCAACACTGCGTGTAATCACACCTATTGCAGGTACTACACCTACTCTTACTATTGGCTTAGTAGAGAAAGATGGTACTACAATTGATGCTGATGGTATTGATGTAGCAATCGCAGCAACAGCCATTGATGCAGTTGGTGAAACTGTTCTTTGTGACGGGGCACTAGTTGCCAAGTTATTAGGCATTGGTGTAGAAGCAGGACAGTTAGTAGTTACTACTGGTGGTACTGTTACAGCAGGTAAGTTCTCTCTTGAGATTATCTACCGTGAGTTACAAGACCGCGCATAGGCTAAACACCTAGAAGCGTATACTAAATTAGGGAGGCTTCGGCTTCCCTTTTTTGTTTTAAAAGGAAACATAATGCCAAATCATGCAGACTTGACAACAACAGAATTACATGAAAGTAAAGGTACTGATGCAGCAACAGTAGATGAAGTATTTGTAGCTGATGGTGCAGGTAGTGGTGAATATAAAAAGTTACATGAAAGTTCAATTGATACTACAGGACATGAAAAAGGTAGGAGCCTTATATCTGATGGAGCAGGTGGTGCAAGTTTTGATACGCCTGTATGGAATGATTTGCAGGGCAAGCTTATACCTAAAGCTTCAGGTGCAGGTTCTCCTAATAGGACTACTTACATAGGTAACATTTCAGATTATGCATTTGCACTTAATGACATAGTAGATATTAATTATCACATACCACATGACTATGCACCGGGAACTGATATATTCCTACACATGCATTGGAGTCATACAGGTACTAACATTAGTGGTACATTAGAAGTGACCTTCTTTTCTACTATAGCAGCAGGACATGATGTAGGTACATTTGGTACTGAGATAGCTCCTACTATAACTAGAAGTAGCTTGGCTATAGGAACAGCAGCACAACGACAACATTTATTAGATGAGATACAACTATCAGCTACGTCACCTTCTGCCACACAGTTTGACACCGCTACCCTTGTACCTGATACTATCATAATTATGTCTGTTAAATTAACTACACTACCTACAGTAACAGCAGGTGCACTATTTCTGCATGAGGTGGATATACATTATCAATCTAGCTTTGAAGGTACTGCTAATAAAGTTCCTGACTTTTACGTTTAGGAGTATACTATGGCACGACAAAAGGCAGTAGACACTAAGATACAAGTTACTCGTGGATTCGTAACAGAGTTCACTCCTGTGGGCTTTCCTCAGGAAGCAGCCATTGATATTGATAACTGTATTATTGATACAGATGGCAGTGTAAGACGTAGACCGGGTATTGATATTGAGCATGAGTTTGTACTCAATAATATAAATGGAGGTCAACTAGGACAGGCAGAGTTAGAATCATTATCCATAGGCAACTTCTTATGGAGAGGGGTAGCTAACTCAGGCACCCTGAACATAGTGGTAGTACAGATAGGTGTTATCCTGCAGTTCTATGCACAGATAGGCGCTGTGTCTGCTAACCTACTAGGTGAGGTGAATTTAACAGCACACGCTGTAAGCGTTGTGAGGGCACAGGGAACACCTTTAAGGTTTGCCTCTGGCTTGGGTAGTCTATATTTAACTAGTGAGGACATGGAGCTATTACGTATTGTATATGATGGCACTACGTTCACAGTTACAGCTGTTAATATACAGCAACGAGACTTTACAGGATTAGATGATTCTTTAGCTACAGATGAACGGCCTACAACATTAAATCGAAACCATTATTATAATCTACTTAATCAAGGTTGGACAGATGTTAATATTAAAGTGTTTGGTGGGGTAGGTGCAGGCATAGACTTATGTAATGCTACAGGAGGAACAGGACTAGCAGCTGCAGCTGATTGGCCTAGTAATGCTGACATAATGACAGTGGGTATAGTAACCAACAGCAGTGGTGATTTAGAGTTTCAGCCTGACTTCATTCGTGAAGATTTCTTAGGTAACACTCCTGCACCAAAGGGACATTTTATACTGGATGCATTCTTTAAGAACTACGATGTAGCTTCAGGATGTGCAGGCATAGGAACAGAAGTTATAAACAATAGACCTGAAGGAATAGCATTCCACAATGGTCGTGTGTTCTTCTCATCTCCTGTGGTACAGAACAAAGTGAGTGGCATATTCTATAGCCAGAACTTACTAGACGATACAAGGGTAGGGCTGTGCTTTCAAGAAGCAGACCCAACAGCTTCAGAGATTAATGACCTAATAGATACTGATGGTGGGTTTCTACCTACCCCCGGTATAGGCCAGATAATATCTATGGAAGAGTTTGGTAATGGTGTAATCATACTAGCCTCTAATGGCGTATGGTACTTAACAGGTGCTGAGCTAGGTGCAGGTATAACAGCCACAAGTATACGCTTAGAGAAGGTACATGCATCAGGTGTACTAAGTGCATCCAGTGTGGTACAAGCTGAAGGACAGCTGTACTACTGGGGTACTGAAGGTATCATGGTAGTAGCATTTAATGAGGCAGGAATGCCTGCAGCTGTAAGCATAACGCAGAATAGTATACAACAGTTCTATGTGAACATATCAGCAACAGCTCGTAAGACAGCTAGCTCGGTGTTCATTCCTGAACAGCGTAAGATTTACTGGGCATACCATGACACAGCCAAGGACGTTACAACTAGCAGACGGAATGCTAACAAGATGCTTATACTAGACTTGGACATTAAGGGATTCTATAAGTACTCCATAGGTGAGGACGTAGACAATAACTTCCCTGAGATAATGGGACTATCCAAGGTAGAGGCAATATCTGCAGGAACATCTGCAGTAGAGGTAGTGACTGATAGCACGTTAGAAGCAGTAGTAGACTCAGGTGGCAACGTAGTTACCACAGTGTCTATACTAGAAGGCGCACAAGTTAGCACCCTGAAAATGGCTACTATGATGTACTCAACAGCTGACGCAGGGTATAAGATTACCTTCTCTACTATAGCAGATAGAGCATTTGTTGATTGGAGGTTTAGTTCAGGAGATGGGCTAGGTTTACCCATGAGTTCCTTTGTTGAGTTTGCAGAGTTTAACTTAGGGTCAGTGCATACTAAAGGTAATCCTACATATGTACATAGCTACTTTAGTACAACAAGTAAGAATCTTAATCCGGGAGGGTACTATGAGCTACCACCTAGGTTCTTTAAGAGTACAGGACTACGCTTAAGTCAGTCAGTATTAGAAGTGTTACATAAACCTCAATCAGAAGTAAGGCTAAGTCAATCAGTACTTGAAGTTTTACACAGTGCACCATAGGGAGCATATATGTCTTTATTATTTATAGATGGCTTTGACCATTATCCAAGTATAAGAAGAAAATATCAAGTATCGGCAGCGTTAGAAAACCCTGACTTTGTAGCAGGACGCTTCGGAGGCAAGGCTATACGTAAGCAGTTTCAGAATGGCACAGGTACTAACACTCGCAGCTTTGGGCAGCAGAGTGAAATATTCTTTGGTATAGCATACTTTCCTCCGCAATTTCCGGGCAATACACAGTCCATGTGGAGGCTATTAGATACTCCGGGGAATATTATATGTTCTGTTAACATAACTTCAGGAGGTATACTGTCCATTGTAGCAGGAGGTCAGTCTGCTACATCCTTAACAGCTTTACCTACTGCACAGTGGAGCTATATTGAAGTACATTACACTGCCAAGGACTCAGGTGGTGTTGCACAGCTTAAAGTAGATGCTGCAGTTGTAGCAACTATAACAGGTGATACAACCACGGGTGCAGAGGATGATATAACAGGGTTTCAATTACTAGATAACGGTACTAACTCTCCGCGATACTTGTTAGATGATTTATATATACTCAATGGCAGCGGTACTGAGAATAATAATTATCTAGGTGATGTACGTATAACTACACTGTATGCTAAAGCTGATGGCAATGATAATAACTGGGCAGCACTAAGTGAGGTAGAGAACTACCTAGAGGTAGATGAAGTGTCATTAGATTCTACTACGTATGTTGAGTCAGGTATAGTAGGTGCAGCGGAGGATTATAACAATCAAGGATTTGATGATGCAGCTGTAACACCGGGGACTATTTATGGGGTTCAGACATCTAACGCTACATTGCGTACTAATGCAGGTAGTATCACTCATAACAATACTATGACAGTGGCAGGTATAGATTATACTGATGCTGCAGGAATTGTAGCAGGCGCAGGTAACTATTTTATAGATTGTTACATTCGTGACACAGACCCTAGTGATAATGCTACATGGACAGAGCAGAAGGTAGATGACGTAGGTAGTGGTATTGTAATTATAGCTAAGGAAGTATAATGAAAACTTCAGAGACATACAGTGCCATGCTCACGGTTAAGTTTGACTTTGCCATAGACAACGACACCGCTAAGTGGAGCAAGCCACAAGAGGCATTTAAATATAGTACCCTGCGCCTAGCTAAGGTGTTAGGGTTTGAAGCTTCTTATCCTTATAGTGTGGTTGACACACGACTACGAGTGAGAGGAATTGGCAAGGTGGTAGTGTACCGTTATGAATCTACTCCCGGCAAAGACTTTGAATTGATAGGCAGAGTGACACCATTCACAGCTGCAACGGAGGGTTAAATGACTAAGAGAACAATACTAAAACTAGTACAGGACTTGGGTGCAGGCATTGACTCTGATGAGATTGATGCACTGGATGAGACTATTGAAGTTACTGACATCACAACCATACTTTCTCAGACACTGAAAGAAGTACTTGACCGTAAGACTTGGGAGTTTATGAAGGATAAGGTACGTCAGTTAGATGATAGAGAAGGTGGCAGCGCACAGCTTAACACCTTATTAATACCTGATGATGTTAACCGTATCAGTTGCCTACGTTATAAGGATGGGAACACTGGTAAGTTTGGTGACTTAATATACCTTACAGCTTGTGAGTTCTTAGACATGGTTCAGACCAGAGATGGTACATTACCTGAAGTAGTAGAAATAGTTAATGCAGATGGTGTTACTCTTAATACATTTAGTGATAGAGTACCTGTTCACTGGACATCCTTTGATGAGGTTACTATTACATTTGATGCATACGACATCTCACAAGGTGACGGGAATATTGCAGCAGATAGTGTTATAATAGCTGATGTAGTTCCTGTTACAGACTTTACTGACCCGACAGCGGTACTGAATATACCAGAACGAATGGAAAGTTTAGTCTTTAATGAGGCACTGAGTACATGCAACTATCGCCTACGTCAGACAGCTGACCCAAGGACAGATAGACTAGCACGAAGACAACATATCTCTCTGAGAGAGAATGAACACGTTACCAAAAAAGATACAACGGAGAAGACCTATGGGCGCAGAAGTAGAAGCGGTAGATAAAGCATACCTAAGAGATTTACTAGGTGTTACACCTAACGGTAAAGAGATTTATATGATGCGTAAACCTAATGCACCATTACGCAGAATAGCATTTGGTTCGGGTGGACAACTACCTGAATGTTTAGAAGGGGGTTACAGTAGCGTACTGATGGCACAGAGTGCTGTTGATAGTTACATTGCAGAGTTAGAAGATGCAGCTGCTAAGCAGAAAGGAAGAAAAAGTAAGTAGTATATGTAAACTCTGCGCGGAGTTTACTGCAGTATAAGAGGCTACCAAGCCTCTCTTATTGTATCTACTTCCATGTAGTTTTATTCGCTGTCCATAGCTCAATTATAACGAGGTATTAAATCTTGTCAAGAACTATCAACTCTATAGAAATAACTAGTCTAAGCTTTAAAGACCTTAGAACATTAATGAATAACCAACCCGTACAACACCTTGATGAGGTGCCGTTTGGTAACTTTGAATTGAAGTTAGACCTCTGTGATGATGTATACAACTACTCCGTAGACACGGGATACTGTCACTGTTATGCTGCATTCGTTGACGGAGATTATGCAGGGTATATGGTAGTGATGGCATCTGAAATGATTCATCATAAAGATACTATACAAGCCGTAACAGATTCATTCTATATAGCACCTGAGTACAGAAGTACTGGGGTGTTTTCTGCGTTAATATATTACGTGGAACAAGACTTAAGTAAGAACAATATTAGATTTTTCACAATAGGACTTAATCCTAATATGCCACACTTCGACCAGATGCTGACATACATGGGAACTAAGCAGTATCAACATACAGAGTATTTAATTACTAAGGAATTATAATGGCATCAGCAGCATTAGCAATAGTAAGTTTGATAGGTATTGGTGTACAAGCAGTACAGCAGCGTAAGATAGGCAAAGAACAGAAGAAGCAGAATAAGCTAGCCAACAAGATAGCTGCTATCCAACGTAGACGTAATGTTAAGCGCAGCATAGCAGCCTCTCGTATACAGGTGGCACAACAACAAGCCTTAGGATTTCGGTTAGGAGTTGGTGGCAGCACAGCTGTACAAGGCGCAACAGCAGGTGTACTAAGTGATACTGCATCAGCAGTTGGAGCATCTAACTTACAATTTACAGGACAGCAATTCCAAGCACAATTTGCAGATAACATTAGCGGATTCCAAGAGACATCAGCATTAGCAGGTGCAGTTAGTAATGTTGCAGGTGGTGTAGCAAACAATCCAAAGGCATTAGAAGCCTTGACTAGTCTGGTAGGTTAACATGGCAGAAGAACTATTAAACCCTGAAAGCTTTGGTAAGGTGATAGACACGGATGTCTCCTCCGACAAAGAAGTGATGGCACCTGACAGCATGGCAACGCTGTTGGATGATGCCTTAACTGAAGGCAATACCAAACAGGCAGACCTTGCAACTCAGAATGCAATGATACAAGGTAAGGCCACTAATACAGAAACAATTAACTTAGCTGCAGCCTCCTCCGAAGGGGCTGTGGCTTTGTCTATTGCTGCAGATAAATTATATGGTGAGATTGAAGGCAACATCCGTAATATAGGTAATAGCTTCGCAGAGATTAGCCCTAATGATATGCCGGGAGTACTGGAACAAGTAGTAACAGCACAGACTCAAGTGAATGAATTCCGTAAGAGTCCCGTAGCGACAGAATTAGCTGTCATACGTGGTGCAACTACCACTCCACTAGCTGAAGCAGTTCAGAAGGAGTTAGCGTTCTCTCTGGCTGCGCACAATGAGATATCAGCCCTGCTAGATGACCAAGGTATATGGGATACCATTGCTAACATAGGTGGTAACTTTGTTCCATTCCGGCAGGCAACTGACTATAGTGACACCAAGGATAATATCAGTGAGCATCCTGACCTTAAAGATGTTATAGATGGCAACAGTATTGCTAGCATGATAGGTTCATTTCAGGCGCTGCCTACTGAGCGTAAGGTAGCTATCTTTCCCATGATAGTTGAGGCAGTATTACAAGCTACAGGTGTGGATTATTCACCGGGAAACGTGCTACTTAGGTCAGATAAGAATGTACTGAATGCTGCAGGTATACTAATTAGGTTCCTACAACCAGAAGGTGGGGAACGTGCAACACTTGAGACTAAAATCTTAGGTGGTATAGATGTACTTAGTGTGCTACCCTTTGGTGCTATAAGCAAAGCAGCCAAGCTAGCGACTATACCTAGCACCTCACCTCTAGCAGCAGCCCTAGCAGGTAAACGCTTAGCCAAGATTAATAAGCTAACTCCTGTGACACGTAAGAACATGGAGGGTATCCTTGCTAATGCAGGTGACTACTTACGCAGAGTGAATAACCCTGTCAAGGTTGTGGCTAACGCAGGTGATACTAAACAAGCAGCACACATGAACCTAGCTGCTATGATGGATGATGACGTAGCCAAAGCTTATGGTTTACCTAGTGATGGCGCATATAAAAATGCTATGCCTATGAGAGCTGATGCAGCTACTCCTGAATTCGTAGAAGGATTAGTATCAGAGACAGCAGAGGCTTTGAATGGATTCATTAGTAAGAGCCAAGGTTTTGTACGAAGCATGACTTCAGAGTCAGACTTGATTACATTAGGTGTAATTGGTAAGTCAGAACGTAACTTAGTAGTTAGAAACTTTTATAACGATATGGAATTAAAAGCTGAAGACTTATTACAAGAAGGTATAAGCCTTACTGATGTTAAAGTACTTGAGAAGTCCATTGATGAAGCAGGATTTACATATGAGTTTGTCTTACAAAACACCAAGCACCTTGAACTTGAAGCAGCAGGAGAGCTTACCAATCTTAAACCTAAAACTCACACAGCATTCCGTAGTTGGCGAGTTAATGAGCAAACGGGTAACTTTGAAGAGACAGTTAAGCACCTGTCCAAGGCAGGCAGTGGCAGAATTGCAGGACTATCACCTGCTGCATGGTCAGTTACTAAGAAGGGAGGTATGGACTTCAACGATGCCGTCAAGCAGTCAACAGCACTGGAAGATGTCTCAGTTACTAGCAAGCAACTTATCAATAGGCAGTGGATTGAAGCCAACGAAGGGATTGCAGGAATTGGTGGTACTAAAAGCCGTGCTCGTATTGAGTCTATTGAACTGGCAGGAGATGAGTATATTAATAAAGGGTCGCAGATACGGGGTAAAGTCTTTACAGAGAATGAGCTTATTGCAGGTGTGCAGACCAGAGATGGCACCGTAAGATTAACTAAGCAGAATGAGATTGAAGGCTACTACAAACGTAGAGTATTTGCGGATAACCTGTGGAGTATTCAGAACTACATCACCCGTAGAGAACTACAGATAGCAGGGTTCAATAGCTCCGTCACCTTGAAGGGACAGGGCTTATCTGTTAAGACATTTGATACCCCATTGGCAGCAGCCATGTCAGCTAATCAGCGTGTAGGACGTAACGTTTACATCACCAACACAGATGAGACAGTGGCATTAACCACTGAGCTTATTGAGAAGCAGTATGCTAAAGGCAAGGTGCTAGTACGTTCACGTAACGATTGGAATGTAACAGGTGCAGGAGATTTAGCCCGTGGTGGTGAGGTTGTAGAGTATATCTTCTTAGAACGAAAAGCTCTAAAGAACTTACCAGACCAAGTATTACATTATAAGAACGGATATGTGCCTAAGATTAATGAAGGTGTGGAGTATGTAGTTAAACGTAAGATGCCTGTTGATAAAGTAGGTGTTACAGGAGCAACTAAAGATACAGCACTAAGAGCATTCAGTTCTAATGCAGATGCCTTGTTATTCCAAGAGCGTGAGATAGCTAAGATACTAGCCAAGCACCCTGAAAAGACTCAGGATGAAGTGGCTAAGTTGTTTGAAATAGCAGATGGTAGCAAAATGGCACAGATGGAGCGTATGGAGAACGCACTGAGTGGCACAGGAGGGCTATACACTGGCACACGTAGTGCAGATGACTTACTGATGGGCTTAGATGGTGTTCCTATTGAGCGTATGGCTCCGGGTGAGGCATTTGGCAGATATATTGACCACCTTGGTGGAGCGGTAACACGTAATGAGTGGAGAATAGGACAAGAACAGCAGTGGCTTAACACTGTACGTAAGATGGACAATGGCATAGAGATTAAAGGCTTCAACGGTACATTCTTACCTGATACCCCGGAAGGCAACGCCCTACGACGTATGCGTAACCAGATTAACACATGGAATCGTGTACCTAGCAGACAAGAGAGCTTATTTGAGGGTATGATACAGAAGTACCATGACTGGATGCTTGAAGGTTCCCGTAAAATGGGACTTAATAAGAACAGTATCAACCATGCACTATGGCTCAAGCATGCTGACCCTGTGTCTGCCATCCTTACAGCTAACATGCACGTTATGTTAGGTGCTATGGCTCCCGTTCAGGTGTATGTACAAGCATCAGCTGCTACAGTAGCGCTGAGCTTAGTACCTATCAAGAGTATACCGGGAATCATTGCAGATACTGCACGGTTTACCATGCTAGATAACATCCGTAACTTCAGTACATTTGAGAAGGTACTAGTCAAGTTAGTTAATGGCAAGCAGGTGTTAAAAGAACAAGAGGAAATGTACAAAGGTTGGAGAAGGTCAGGTCTATATGACTCTGTACGTTCCAACGCTGACATGAACTACATGTCCAGTACAGGACTAGGCATAACATCTGACTTTATGCGTAAGGGCAGTAATGCTTCCTTAATATTTTATAGAGCAGGCGAGCTAACTAACAGACGTATTAGCTTTATCTCTGCATACACTAGGTGGAAGACTGCTAATCCTAAGGCTACATTAGACAATGACAACCTATTACAGGTGGTACAAGAGGCTAATAAGACTATGCTTGAGCTGAACGCTGCTAACAAGGCTTGGTGGCAAGGTGGGGCAGGAACGTCAGCACCACAGCGTGTACTATCTATCACAGGACAGTTCCAACAAGTACTGGCTAAGACTGTGGAGTTATCCCTTAAGGGTACAAAACAGGGAGGCTTTACTAAAGCTCAGAAGGCGCGTATTGCTACAGGACAGGTATTAATATTTGGAGCAGCAGGTGTACCTTTACTTAACGTTGTACTCCCTGCATACTTTGAGTGGCTAGGTATTGAGCCTAACAGTGCAGCTGCTAATGCATTTAACCAAGGAGCTACAGGTGCTTTAGTCAGAGAGGTGTTTGCTGCAGGTATTGATATCGCAAGTAGAGCATCATTGTTTAGTGGTACATTTGAAACTATGAGGGACATTATTACAAGTAAAGACCCTATGTGGCAGAAAATGTTAGCTGTGAGTGGTACTACAGGACAGCGAATTGTAGAAGCAGTGTCAACAGCAAGTATGGTAGCTAAGTCTCAAGCATTTACTGCTCTGGCTGAATTAGAGCCGTTACTTATGCATGACCGTAGTGGAGAGACTATAATGCAAGAGCCTACTATGATAGAAACAGCTCGTGATATTGCTGTACTGTTAGGTACAATACCGTCAGGTAGTCGTGGTATATTAAAAGCATTGATGATGCATAACTCAGGCAAAATACTTGACCGAAGAGGCCGTGTAGTTATTGACACCACTGATGAAGGCGGTTTTACCTTTGCGGATAAAATGGGAGTGGCATTAGGCTTTCAGTTAACCCGTGAAACTAGGGTACGGTTACTACAGCAGCACAATAGAGACACTGATGCAACAGTTAACGCTGCAGCACAGGTTATCATAGCTTCTTACCATAGATATGTGTACACCCATAACATGAACCCTAAGTATGCACAATCAGTGAGCAATGTGGTACAATTGATACACGAATCAGTGGACAATCCCTACTTAGTGGAACGTATTATGTCTCGTGTTGAGAGTGGTATCTTTAAGGATGCTAAGTCCGTAGAAGAACGTGAGATGCTGAAGTTCTATGAGTCAGTAGCAGCTGAGAAGCTAACTGAAGGTGTCATGATGGACACAGGTATTAACTTTGGTAAACTATTTAATAAACAAGCTATCGTGCAACCATTCCAACACACGTTAGAACAGGAGAATAAATAATGGCAGCTTCGCCCTTTGCTACGTCAGGTAATGTAGCCGATATTGCACCAGTACAGTTGAGGGGTGGCTTCACCCCTAACACTGGCATTGCTGATGCAGTAGTTAACGTGGCTAACTTAGCCATACCACTTATCACTAAGGCTCATGAGGATGAGCTTGTAGATGATGTGTCAGGTAGAATTAAAGCAGTAAGTCTTGCACTAAAAGCAACTAGGTTCCCCTCCATTCAGGATAGTATATTCAGTGAGGAGGCTTTAGCTAATCCACAAGTAGCACTAGCACTGAAGGAGTTCACTCTTATACAGGATGCTGCCACTAAGGGCAGATTACCACAGACATTTGCACTTGAACGCTTGGAGCTTATACAGAATAACGCAATACGTAATGCTCCTGAGTTTGAAGCAGAGATACGTGGTGCCATGAGGGATGCAACAGGACAAGACCCACAGAAGACTCTGTTCCAACAGTTAATTAGTACTACCAGTGGTAAGACTGCACAGCAGAAACTGGATGAACAATTGTTCATTGAAGCAGGCAAGCAGGGTATCACAGTTGAGAAGCTTATAGCTATAAATCACTCTGTAGCACAGAACCAGATACAACAACAACAATATGACCTAGCAGCTAAGCAAGGTACATATGACTTAAATACACTTAGTAAAGATGTTGCTATTAAGAGTGCTACAATAATCACAGATATAATGTCTACTGTGAATAAGACATTAGTAGGTGGTGGTAGTATTGGTGTAAATGAGAAGCGTAACTTAATAACGCAAGTTAATGCTGCTTACGGAGTAGCATCTGCACAAATTATGGCTAATGTTAATGGCGTGAACGTATCAGGTACGGCAGTGCAAGCAGAACTTGCTCCACTTAATGCTATGAGGGACAATACTATTGCTATGATTGAAGATAACACAATGCAGACTATGCTCTCACAACACAACAAAGTAATCGTAGACTCCACCGTCAGTAACGTGTTGCACAATGAGCAGTTTGGAGGCATTTATGCACTAGCAGGGGAACGTGGACTGCTAGACTGGATGAAGTGGATGGGTAAAGCAGGTGGTACAGCTGAAGGTAAAGCTTTAGTAGCCTCCCTTAATGCAGATGCTAAGATAGGCTTTGAATTAAACAACATAGGTAAAGCTTATACTGAAATAGGTGGTGCTGTAGAGCCTGAGACTAAGCAGGCTAAACAAGAGCGTGTGATAGCTGCAGGCATTGCATTAGCAACGCAGGGTATACCTGAAGAGTTTCAGATTACAGCACTAGAAGAGATTAAGAAGTTTGGTGGTGAAGAACTAGCATGGTCTAGCTTTAACAGCAACAAGGTGTTAACAGCCACTGCTACAAGCAACAAGCTTAAAGCAGCATTCATTAATATGCAGGTGACAACCACTGCAGGGCTATCGAGTGAGTTACTTAACTTAGCTGCTGACCCTGAGTTACCGCTAGAACGATTAGAACTTAACCAAGCAGACCAGTTGCATATTAAACCTCAAAGTGGATTTGGTACAGTTGGCCGTGATGCTAGATTAGCAGAGGGTAGACTGCAGACATTCGTTGATAGGTTCAATAGAGCCAACAGCATATCTGCTAAGTACAACGGAGCAGGCATACTACCTTCAGCTAGGTATCAAGGTGCAGCTCAGTACTGGGAAATTGTGAAGAGTGCAGCTAGTGCTGCAGTAGCACCGAAGGAGAAGACTAGCGCGCCTAGGACAGTGGTTCGTGACAGTGATGGTAACCTTAGCTTTAGTGACGGGAGTTAACATGGCATTACATGAACCAACAACAATATTTCATGAGCCTGCCGTAAAGCCAGAGCCATTGGACATAAGGGAGGATGTGTCTGATAAGTCCATCTCCTTTAATGGGCAGATATACAACTTCCCTGCAGATACCAACGATGAGGAGATGTTACAGTTCCTTAACGACATACCTGCAGATGAAGAGGCAACTGATGAGGAGCCACCAGAGCCATTTAGAGAGACAGCAGTCATTAAGAAGGACGAAGGGGTCAGGAAAGATAAAGATGACAACCACATCTCATACAGGGATACTGAGAAGCACCTTACAGGGGGTAGAGGACATCTACTTAACAAGGATGAGCGTAAATTATACCCTAAAGGTACAATCATACCAGACGAAGTGGTTGATGCTTGGTTTAAAGAGGACATGGAAGTGGCAGATGCTGACCTAACTAGCATACTTGAACAGAAGGCAACACATGTGCCAGATGAGGTGTATGATATCCTCCTGAACATGAGCTTTAACCTAGGCAAGAAGAACCTACTCAAGTTTAAGAAGATGTGGGCTGCAGTGGAAGTAGAGGATTGGGCAACAGTGTCCCATGAAATGCTGAACACAGGTGACAGCAAGAGTAAGTGGCATAAGCAAGTAGGTAACAGAGCAGTGAGACTAGCAAACAGAATGAGAGCATTAGCACCTAAGAGTGAGGAGCAGTTAACTTAGCAACAACTGGTATCCCCAGTGAAGAGAGCTTTGGTGCTGCAGTGATAACCCAAGCTACTGACGTTGTGTTGTTAGCAACAGGTATACCTAGCACAGAGACTTTCGGTAGTCCGATAGTGTCACTGGAAGGTGATAAGATAATTAAGATAGATGGGCTAGGAGAGAAGATACTTGCTCAGAACTTAGCATCAACAACGCTGTATTACAATGGTAGGGATTACTTCAGTATATAACAGGCAAAAGAAAGCCCCAGTTAAGGGGCTATTCTTACTTATAACTTAAGGTTTAACTTGTACTGCTCCGATAATACACGTAACACATACTTCTGATTGTCATCAAGGATAGTATTTTTACCTACCAACTCCAAGTACTCTGTCACACCTTGCATCTTAGTAGCAGCAG